TAGCTTCTCGCCGGTATCCGGGTCGCTGATCGTGACCTTGATGGGCTTGTCGTAGGCGCTCATGCTGCCTCCAAGGCGTCGATGTTGTGGGGGTGGACTGTGAAAGTGAGCGCTGCGACCCAGGGATTGGCTTCCCAGGAGCCGGGGCCGTGGAGGCGGTTCCAAAGCTGCTCGAAGGCGATGGCGTGCAGGTGTCGATTGCCCACGCCGTGGTCGACGATTGGCTCTACGCCTTCTGCCTTCGCATCCTCTTCGCTGATGTCCTGAAGCCTCTGAACCCGAACCTCAGTGACGATCAGCGTCAGGCGGGAAGCCCAGCGGGGCATGTGGATGGAGGGACGATGCCGAACGTGCCCGCAGTTGTCGCCGTGGCAGGGATGAAACTCGTCCGCGAGATAGCCGTACTCGTTCGCAACATCTCCGCCTTCGGCGTCGTGCCACCAGCTCTCCCGCACCCACAGCCGGTCTCCGACTTCGTAGCGAACGGGAATGTTGTCGCCGCACTTGTTCTCGACGTCTGTTCCGCGTGCGCCCCACATGCACCACACGTTGGTGTGGTTGTAGCGGTCGGCGTACCAGCGTCCGTCGTTGTAGCGTTCACGCGGCTGCGGCTTGATAACCCGCCTGTCTTGCGTCTTTCGCCCTTCCAACAGAGCGCGCACTTCCGGCCCGGAGAAGATCAGAGGACGGTCGGTCATAGGGTGCTCTCCCGCTTGCGACGAGCGATTTCCAAATCGCGGGCGATGGCAGCCCCGCCCCCTTCAAAATCTTCGGGAAGGAGGCCGCGACGGCAGTGCGGACAGCACGCCGCCATCTTGTGTCCCCAGGTACGATCAAGCGACTTCGCGGCGCGTCGGACGAGGGTTGCTTGTTTGGCTTCTTCGGCGACTTTGAGCTTGTAGCGAGCGGCGGTTTCCATCGCGCCGAAGTGCTTCACCATCGTCATCATCGCGTCGAAGTTGTCGATGGTACGCTCGCAGTCCTCGCACCAAACCCGCCGCTCCGTGGTGCTGTAGATCAGCTTTTTATGTTCGCAGACCTTCGTGCCCGTCTTGGTACGCCCCCAACGAACGCGAACTTCGCTCAGGTCTACGACCGTCGCTCCGGCTGGCGTAGAACCAGGGTCGATCATGAGCGGGACATCGGCCGGACGGTCGGTCATTTCTCTCGCCTTCAGGTCAATGCCCACTTGGCGAACCAGTAGGACGCCAGGAGTGCGGCAACTGCGGCTAGGATCAGGATGGCGGCTTGCATGGCGGTCTCGCGTGTCATCGCGACACCTGAGAGCGCGTATCGTTGAAGGTCAGACGCCCTGGCTTCTTGGAGCGCCCGACATCCGCGAGCGTCACAGGTCGCCATGCGACGATTGGCACGACCATGGGCTTGCCCGTGTTCCCATGGCGCCAAGCACTTCCGTCGAACCGGCAGGGGAACGGGATTTCATAGGTGCCGGCTTGATCGCGAGCGGTCGGAATGACCTTCTGATCGCGGGCTGGAAGGCGCTCAGAGATGCTGACCGGAATGACCTTGCTGCTCATGTCTAGCTGCTCTTGTTGCTGGTGCGGCGCGCCGGTTTGGTCTTGCGGCTTTGGAACTTGCGTGAGGCCCAGCGGGAGGACTTCTCTCGTGGCTTCCCCGGCTCCTTCGCGAGCAGGCGGCGCCGGAACTCTTCGGTGTCCTTGGCGAGACGATCAGCCTTGCGGATGTTGCCGATGTCGGAGCCGTGGCTGGTGACGTGCTTCTCGCCGCGCCGACCGGTGGTTTTGTAGCGGTGGCATTCCGGGCAGAGAGGCCGGAAGTTCTCATCGGAATCGTCGCCGGTGAGGGCGCGTGCACCGATGTGATCGAACTCGATCCGCGACAGGTCGCCGAGCGCCTTGCCGCACTTGTGCTGCTTCTCCGGAAGGCCAGGGCAGCGGCAATACCGGATCATGATCCGCAGCTTGCGGAGCGTGGTGAGCTTCGGACGGGGAGCAAGAGCGGCGTCGGTCATGACGCTTTCCTCTTCATCGCCCTGACGGCATGGCGCAGCTGTTTGTGGCGAAGCTCTGCAAGGCGAGCCTGATCCTTGCCAGTGCTTTGGCGCATGGCCTTCTTGCGGGCGATCCGCTCGAGCAGGGATTGGATTTCGGCTTCAAGAGATGTGCGGCGCATTCACCACTCCCTCATGAAATCGTCTGCGGCAGCACGAACGCGGTCTTCGCGCGTGCACGTGCGCGCGTCGGGTTCCTCGTGTTCGACGGGTTCGGGATGTTCACGGCGCCCGGCGAAAAGCCGGATCGCCACCAGGACGGCCAAGCCAATCACCAGGATCCAGACCAGCTCAGCGAGCCTGCTTTCGATGGGAAGATCGGCCGGTTTCATCAGCGCCCCCACCGAGGCCCGGAGCGGAAGCTTTTCAGCCGCCGTTCCATGGATGCCGTAACTGCAGCCCCCCGGACATCAGGGATCGGCAGAGGAATGGCCGCATGCAGCACAGACCCCGTGCTGTTGGCGATGGCAGCCAACACGTCGGCATGGCTTGGGTGCTCAAGATCGCACCAATCGGCCAGCACACGACCGCGCAACGCTACCTGGATGTCTTCGACCGAAGGCGGGATCGGTAGCTTCGGGCCGAGTTTGCTCAGAACCTCAAGCGGCAAGGTGTAAGCAACGCTGTTGACCCAGGCCCGGTAGATCTCCGTTGCCGCCCACCTGCGATTGGCAACGCTGTTCGGGTGACGGATGCGGTTGCTCGATTTCGCTGCCAGCATGGCCCGCACAGCCGCACGGTTCCCCGCGAACGGATTGGCCCAAGCGCTCCCTGGACCGACATAGATCGCCCCATCGGGGATCTTGCCGCCGTCCGTATGAAGGCACTGGATCCGGAAGGGTCTGCGGGCGCTGGCGCGGGGCATGTCAGCGGACCTCCCGGCGATAGCGGACCTTGTAGGAGCGCCCCCGCTCGGTGATCTCGTGGTCGAACTCTTCGCGCCAACCGCGCATCCCGGTGTCGGTGATGTTCGCCGAATGCGCCCACGCCTCAAGATCGGCGTCGGACAAAGGGTTGTCCGCGGACATGCAGCCCGCGCCCAACGCAAACTCAATCCATTCCTCGATCTGCTTCCTAGTCGCGGCGTTCGGCAGCCGCACCTCGAAATCGACCCTGATGATTGAGCCTTCCGGCAGAAGCTCTTCAGCCATCGCGCTCGCCTCAGCCCACAAGCACTTGCACAGCGCCGAACAATCCAGCGCCGCACAAAACACCGCAGAGGTAGAAGGCTGCTTCTGGCTGACGGATCAGCGCGGAAAGCCGATGCGTCACCCGTTCGATGAGGGACGGCTGCTCTTGCTCAAAGGCAGGAAGGGCAACGACACGCCCAGCCTGAAAATGGCTCAGATCAACAACGCCGACGCGCTGATCGACCTGCGGATAAGCCCGGCGGGAAAAGGCGAAAGCATCGGGGAGAGCTTGGCGGGACATGTGAGCCATCCGTGATTGGAGGATGGCTCACCATAGAACGGTAAAATTACCGCGTCAACACAAAAACGGTAGAATTACCGATCAATGCGGGAGGACGTCTTTGACCGCCACTACGGTGCCGGACTGTCCATCGCACCGCGGACATCGGAAGGTCATTCCTCGCAAGATCCCGCTCTCGCGCAACTCCTCTTTGCTCCGAGGGGCGTCATCAACGTCGGGGATGTCGATGGTGCGTTCGATCAGTTTGCGGCAGTTGTGGCAGCGCACGTGAAGCCAAAATCGCGCAATGACGTTCGGCTGTTCGAGATACATTCGCAGCTCCGACCAGGCACGACAATATTCCTAGTTTGTTCACGGAGCTGATCAGGAGTCGAGTCGAGAAATGCGGAGGCGGCCGGCGGCGTGGATGGGCTGGTTAATCGCTGCCCGCCTGAGTTCATCGATTTGTCGGTCGAGGGTCCGAGTGGGATGGGCGGGCAGCCAAGCCCTGACTGTATTCCTGGCCTCGCTGCGCCTTTTCAGCTTCTCGCTGCGCGCGCATGTGCGCTATGGCCTCGCCGGCCTCTTTCTGCTGATCAGCCCTGACCTTTTCGGCCATCCTGTCGGCTACGACACGGACGCTCGACAACGCGCGAATAATCCCTGCCAAGCCCGCACACAAAAAGGCTCCGATGCCAAGGGTCGCTGCCGTGCCTTCGTGGATAGCGCCCCTTGCGGTTAACGAAATCGCGGCCGCGGCGAGAAAGAATGCGATGGATCCCAAAATGAGACCGCTGAGCGGATGGAAGTACGAAACAAGTAGAGCTAGCAACAGGATTACCAAGAACACTTCCATCTGCGTCCCTCCCAGATAGCCGCTCAGCGTCGCCGCCGACCTCGTAGCCTCGTCGACGTGTTTATTTCCCTTACCAGCCCAAAGACGCGAACCTCTACGCTCTCCGAGTCCGTGTCGTGCGGCACAATGATGGGCCTGTGACGCTTGTTTGTTGAGCGCGGATGAAATTCGACGCGATCCGCGTAGTATTCCACCTCCTTGACGGACCATTCTCGACGGAGACCGCCGTCGCTCGTGCGCTCTATGGCGACTAGCATGCCGTCCTCGAGCGGCAGCCCAGTGTCATCGAAGTCGATGCAGATGACCCGGCTCCCAGGGACAATCGGCGGATCGGCCGCGTTCATGGAGTCGCCCTCAATTTCAAGGGCAAACATGCGCGCATTGGGAAACTCGGGGTCGCGTTCGCCGAAGAGCATTTCGGGCTCTTCGTCGTCGTACTCGATGACCTCCCGAAACACACCGGCAGCCGCTTTTCCCACAATAGGGATGGGATGCGGGTGCCCAGGCGCAAGACGCGCCTCGCTTGTCGACCGATCTTCCTGACCGCCTTCCATCAGCCATGACAGGCTTGTTCCTAGGACGGGAGCAAGCGCGGCCAAGGTGGCAGTCGATACGCCTTGCCGGTCGCCATTCTTGACTGCTCGACGCATGTTGCGGATCGCATCGGGCTTCCCGGCGGCAACGGATGCCGCATTCGCGGACAAGCCCCGCTCCTTCAGCTTCTGTTCAACTCGGTCGAGAACTGCCGTCAGATCCATGGCGCGGTAAGATGACCGGAGAACGGGCGCTTCGCATCCGGTAAGATGACCGTTGACGAAAGCGGTAAAATTACCGATATTGAGTGCCATGAGCGCAATTGATCAGCTTGTGGACCTCGCACGCCGCTACAGCGATGCGACAGGATTGGAGCCGAAAACCGTTAGCTGGCGAGCTTTCGGCGACACGAAGAAATTAGCGGCCCTCGAAACTGGCGCCGACATTCAGGTCGGTCGCTACGAGCGGACATTGCAGTGGTTTTCCGACAACTGGCCTGCTGAGGTTGAGTGGCCCGCTGACATTGCGAGGCCCCCGGTGCGTGCGACCACTGCCGGCGAGGCTGCCTGATGCGCGCCCGTCTCCGTCTCTGCTCCGAAGGCCATCTTTGGTTCTGCACGCAAGACGGTTGGATCGTCCGCAAAAGGCGGGCGGCTGATTGTACTTCCCCTTCCATCGGTCGGTTCGCCACTTCCGATGGTCGCCGCGCGGACGGGGTTTCGCCGCCTCTCGCCTCGTCCGCGCGTGAGTTTCTCTTCGCGCCGAACTGCCCCCTTGCACACCCTGGCGCGAAGCGGACGGCAGACGTCTCTCCTGGCTGTTCTGCCGTCCGCTTTTTCCTTCATCCCCGTGCTCATGGTCACAGGATCGAGCATCGGGCCGCTTCCGTCATTGGCAATCGATAGGGTCGTTTTGACATGGCTAAGCGCCACACCTCGGGAAGCATTTACGAGGCCCTCGACGCCCTCATGGAGGAGATCGGGGCCAAGACCGGCGTCAACGGCTACCAAGCCGCCGCGGACGCCGAGAACGTCACGAAGTTCACGATCTACAAGCAGGTTGATCCGGACAACCCGGCGGAAATGTCTTTCGCGCGCGTCGTCAGGCTCTCGGCTCAGTTCGGCGCCACGGCAGCCCTGCAGCATTTCGCGCAGCAGCTTGGTTGCGTGGTCGTGGAGCGCTCCCAAACGGCTGCAGACGCGAACCTCGTCACGCACCTGTCGGTGCTCGCCAGCGAGAGCGGGCAAACCATCCAGGCGATCGCGGAAGGCATCACCGATCAAAGGCTGACCGAAGAAGAACTTGCCCGGATCGTGAAGGAAACCCGCGATCTGCGTGAGGCGGCTGCTGCCGCTGAACTGGCCGCACAGCAGAAGCTCGACGCGCTGCGCAAGGTGGCCCCGATCCGCGGAAAGGTGGCGTCATGAGCGAGACGAACAACGTCGTTGGCGAACAGCTCGTCTCCTTCATCGAGCGTGCCGAGCGCCTGCATGAAGAGAAGAAGGGTATCGAGAGCGATCTGAGGGAGCTCTACGCCGAAGCCAAGGGCAACGGCTTCGACACGAAGGCCATGAAGAAGGTCCTCGCCCGGCGCCGCAAGGACTATGCGGAGCTGCAGGAAGAAGAGGCCATCGAAGAACTCTATCTCGATGCAATCGAGCGTGCGGAGCGCGATCGTTCCTCGCGTGCGCGCACACAGGCGCGCGACGCGCGTGAGGCCGAAACACCCAAACACGACCCCGAGACCGGAGAGATCCACGAGAACCCACAGAGCCCCTCTAACCGCGATGTAAGCGCGGGTGACGAGGCATCCTCGGGCGCAGCTCCGCAAGGCGAAGCGCCCCACGCCGGCACAGGTAGCGAGACGCTTGCGGGTCACGAGGGGCGTAGCGCGAGGAGGGCAGGGGAAACCTTGCCCTCCGACAATTCGCCCGAAGGGGCGCCCAAGACCAAACGTCAGGTGAGGCCCGGTAGAAGCTCGCAGGAAACTGCCGCCGAAGGTCCTCAAGGCGTGACAGCCGGAGAGACGGCACCCTTGAGCGTCTCCTCCCCAACTAGCCGCCTCCCTTCATCGAGGGGAGGCGGCACTTTTGGGAAGGGCGCAGCATCCGGATCTAGCCGCCAGTCGGAGATCGCCCGGCGCTACGTGGATGCTTCGGGGACCTCCGACGATAAGCGCGGGGTGTCGCCATGAGTGATCCGGCGACCATCCTTGGGCAAGCGATTGCTGCTGGCCGTATCGCCGCGGGCTATCAGCCGCGCATGCCGATCGTCCCTTTCAAGCGGGTCGGGCGTGTCCAGCCGCGTACACAGGCTGCATCCGAAGAGCCCACGGACGCTCCCGCATCAACCGAAGCAGAGCAGCCGGTGCAAGAGCAGCGTCGGATCCATACGCTCTCTGACCGGGCGCACTTACTCGTGGACGCGGTTGCAGATCGTGCGGGCATTTCCCTGGAGCAGTTCTTGCTCGATCACACGGTCGCTGCGGCGTCGGCCCGGCAGATCGCTTTCGCACTTCTGGTGCGCGCCAAGCTTGAGAGCCCGATCGAAGCAGCCTCGGCCATCGGTATTACGCTCGGAGCCGGGCAACAGGCTCTGCGCAATCTGGACCCCGTTTTGGATCGCCAGGCGCTGCCGGTGATCCATGATCCGCACAGCTGTATCGAAGCGCTGTGGCAGCACATCGAAGGCGAGAGCCTCGCTCTGCGTTGCGTCACAGTGGCGGACTGCATCCGTTCGGCATCGCGCGCATCGGGCGTCATCGCGCGAGACATAATGGGAGCCGGCCGGGGAGTGCGCTTAGCGAAGGCCCGCCATATCGCCATGTGGCTTGCCCGGCGATACTCCGGCCGGTCCTTTCCTGAGATCGGGCGCCTCATGGGCGGGCGGGACCACACGACCGTGATAAGTGGCGTCCGCCGGGTCGACAGGGTTGTGGGCTTCGTCGAGGGCGATGAAAGCTGGGGCCTTCAGGAATGGGCTGACGCTCTCTGGCGCTTGGACTGGACGCAAGCCGGGAGGGCGCAATGATCGGCCTGACCCGGAAGCAGCTCGATCTATTCCATTTCATTCGCACTTACAGCGAATTGCACGGCATTGCTCCGACCTTCGAGGAAATGGCCGCGGCGGTCGGGCTTCGCTCGAAAAGCGGCATTCACCGGCTGCTTACTGGCCTGGAGCAACGCGGCTGGATTGTTCGCGAGCCATTGCTCGCCAGGAGCATCCGGATCAGCGACGACGCGGCTGCGCTCCGTGTGAGCTTTGCCCCAGACGTCTCGCGCGCTCTGAGAGCCGCAGCCGCATCCCGCGGTGTCGATCCCACTGTCATCATTCAGGAGGCGGTAGCGGCCCGTGTGGGCTGCGCCGTGGCGGCATGAAGCTACTCATCTCCGAAAAGGAGATCCAGAAAGCCGCCATCGATCATTGGCGAGCCTTCGGTCTGCCTGACACGCTGGTGGCAGCGATCCCGAACGCGCGGGCCTTCGGTCAGCCCGGTCTGACGCGCGGTCTCTTCGACCTGCTCGTGATCGGCGGCGATGTTGGCGCGGGCTTCATCGAGCTCAAAACCGATCAGGGCGAACTGAGCAAACCCCAACAGGACTTCAAGCGCCTCTTGGTCATGAACAACGTTCCGTACGCCGTCACCTACGGGCGGGACCAAGTCATCGACGTTCTGGAAACGTGGCGGATCGTCCGCAAGCAGGTGAGGGCGGCATGAAGGCTCTCCCGTTTGGATCCTCCGCCGTCATGGCCCGGCGCGTCGAGCCGCCGAACTCGCTGGATTTCTTCCCGACGCCACCATGGGCAACGCGCGCTCTTATGGAGCATGTGTTGCTGCCGCTCCGCCTTTCCCGCCGGCAGGAAGGCCATGTGTGGGAGCCCGCGTGCGGCGAAGGGCACATGAGCGAGGTGCTCAAGGAATACTTCGCGTCTGTCGCGGCCTCCGATGTGTTCGCCTATGGGCGCGGCAGCGTCATGGATTTCTTGTCGGTCGAACGCGACCGGCCAGAGGCGGATTGGATTATCACGAACCCGCCGTTCAAGACAGCCGAAGAGTTTGCGCTGCGAGCCCTGGACCTTGCCTCTGACGGCGTGGCGTTCCTGGTGCGCTCTGTTTGGCTCGAGGGCAGCGGGCGCTACGAGAGGCTCTTCCGAGACAACCCTCCGGCCATCATCGCGCAATTCTGCGAGCGGGTGCCGATGGTCAAAGGCCGTTGGGATCCGAAAGCCTCGACAGCCACAAGCTACGCCTGGGTTGTTTGGCTCAAAGGCGTCCAAAGCGGCGGAACCGTATTCATGTGGATCCCGCCCGGACAACGCGCAGCTCTGACGCGTCCCGATGATGTGCAGCGGTTCACGGCGGTAGCTGAGATGCCTCTGCTGAGTAACGAGGTGGCAGCATGAGCTGGTATGCCGTCAGTTGGGCTAGGGCTCAGCAATGCGGCTCGCCCGCCCTGAAGGTCACGCTCATGGTGTTGGCAGAGTTCGCCAATGACCAGAACCTTGCATGGCCTTCGCAGCGCACCTTGTCGACCGCAACTGAGCAATCGGTTGATACGGTCGCTCGGTCTCTCCGAAAGCTGGAAGAGAAGGGCTTCATCGAGCGTGCCGGCGAGAAGAAGCGCCCGGACGGCGGGAAGTCGGTTGTCGTGTACCGGCTGCTCTTCGATGGCGAGCGTTTTGAGCGGGAGTCTCAGGCAAACAGGAGCCCTAAGAGCAATACCGCAGATTGCGGCATTGGCAATACCGCAGATTGCGGCATTGGCAATACCGCAGATTGCGGGGAGCAATACCGCACTGAAGACGGGACCAAACCCGCAAATTGCGGGGACAAGAACCTAACCAATAAACCACCAAAAGAACCTACCCCCAACCCCAACGGGGAATTGGGCGAGGGTTCTTCGATTGAGGATCAGATCGAGAAGATGCCCTCCAAGACGGCAGCAGAGCGCTTCGACCGACTGCGCGAGGCATGGCCGTCTGATCCGACCGTCAACTGGCTCAATGTCGAGAAGAGGTTCTTTCAGCTCTCGGCATCCGACCAGGCGGATGCTGCACGGATCGCCCCTCGGTACGTGGCCTACTGCGAGCAGATTGGCCGCAAGCTGAAATTCCCGGGCAACTGGATACGGGACCGCGGCTGGGAAGGCTTCATCGAGGAAGAGCGCAAGGCGGTTGCTGCCGCCGCCAAGGCCAGTGTTCGGGTGTTCGTTCGCGAGGGAACCCCGGCTTGGGAGGCATGGCGAGCCTACGACGTGGCTCATGGCCGCGTGCCTCGCACGGCGCATTGGTCCAGGGAGCACCGGGCCAACGGCTGGTGGTTCGACACGCTGTTCCCGCCCGAAGATCCAGCGCCATCGTGAGGGGATGTCCACCGATCCGCCCCGCCCGTCTCAGCACCACTGGATTTCCCGACATGGCCAAGAGCAAGAACCGCCGCAAGAAGCATCAACCTCGCCGCTACAGCCCTTCGGCCCTCACGCACCATGTGGCGAAGGTGTCTCGCGTTCCGGCGCCTGAAGGGATCGATCCGAGTGCTGATTGGTATGTCGTCTGCACGAACATCCGGTGCGAGCGCAGGGCTCAACTTGGGCTTGATCAGAAGGGTTACAAAACCTTCCTCCCGCAGCTCCGCAAAGAGGTGAAGAGCGGCCGCCAGACGAAAGAGGTCACCCGTCCACTCTTCCCGCGCTACCTGCTCGTCAGCATCGGCGACAAGCCTTGGTATCCCATTCGCCACGTCGACGGCGTGCTATCTATCATCCGGAATGAGAACGGGCCTATCCGGGTGCCCACACGCTTCGTTGAAGAGCTGGTGCATCTGCACAACGAAGCTGGTCTTGATCTACCGGAGAACGTTGCAGAGCCGATGCCTGCGCCCGGTGAATCGGTAACGATCAAAGATGGGCCGTTCGCTAACCTCATCGCTACGATCGAGGCTGTGCTTCCAAGCGGACGAGCGAAGATCCTTGTGGATATCTTCGGTCGCGCAACCGAGATGGAGGTTGACGCTTCGCAACTTCGCGCGGCCTGAGGTATTTACTTAAGGTAGTGATTTGCGGTGTCTGTGTGCTCGGCCTCTGGCCTTTGAGCTCGACCGCGTAGGGTGAAGGGCAGGACCTGCTTTCACCCACAAGTGCGGAGCATGCGCGCCGTCTGGCCCCGACGAGAGATCGCCGGGGCTTTTTCGTGCCCAGCGGCTTCCTGACCTTCGATGAGGATGGGGAATAACCCTATGCGAATGATCCGACGGTGCGACCGCAGCCAGACGGGCTGGAACAATGCCGATATCGACGTGGCGTTCCAGCTCTTCTCGTGCGGGATGGTCTGGGACGGCAATCTCGCCAGCAAGTCGAGCCGGGATCATTTCGTGACGCATGGCTACGCCGTTCGTCACAACGGCATGCAATCGCTGACGGGACGAGGTGTCCTGCATTTCCTGACCACGCCAGCGGTGTGGTGGTCGGCTTTCTGCCGTTGGCGGAACTGGAGCCGTAATCCTCTGGTGGCCGATGCTGCCCGTATCAAGCGCGCGATGACCTCATGACCATCCCCGATCCCAAGACCAGGTATGCCCGCCCCCCTCGACCGCCGCATCCGCAACCGTGAGCATGACGCGAAGCGGAGAGCGGATAAGCCATGGCGGAACTGGTACAAGCTTTCCGAATGGCGAACGGCTCGTGAGGCGCAGCTTGCCAAGCAGCCCTTGTGCGAGCGGCATCTAGCCCGAAGCGAGATCGTCCCGGCTGACACGGTGAACCATCGCAAGCCGCATCGAGGCGATTGGGCTTTGTTCATCGACCCCGCCAATCATGAGAGCGTATGCAAAGGCTGCCATGACAGCGCAGTGCAACGCGAAGAGAAGCGCGGATACCCGATCGGATGTGACAATACAGGACGGCCGCGAGACCCTTCCCACCCCTGGAACCGCAGGTGACCGGGGGGGCATCAAAAGTTGACGGCCCTGGGGGCCGCCACCGGCAGGGGCCCAGCGTTCGCACTGCGAGCAATTTCAGAACAAAAAGTTGAGGGCAGTACGAAGTACTGATCTGGCATGAGCGTGGTCGGAATCGACGGGACTGGCGAGATCGTCCCGGAGCCGGATTGGGGTTCGCTGTTCAACGATGAACTCGAGATCGCCGCAGCCCGGGAGCATTGGCGGATCATCACGACGGAGCTGAAGGAGCGTAGCCTACTCTCCCCCGGCAACGGACATTCGATCCAGCGCCTGATCTGCTCCTACATCTGCTACGACCGCGCCGCACGAGAAGTCGCCGAGCATGGCGCGGTCGTGAAGCCTCGTCGCGGCAACAGCAAGGCTATCGCGCGCCTCAGCCCGTATTTCACTGCCATGCGTGAGGCGGGGTCCGACGCCGCTGCCCTGGAAGCCGAATTAGGCCTATCCCCGCGCCGTCGCGGATCGGTGACAAAGGTTGAACGTGGCAAGAAAGCCTCGCGAGCAGCAGACAGCTACCTCCGCTCGGTTTCCAAATGATCCGACGACGGCCTGGGCACACGACGTTGTCGAGGGCCGGATCATTGCCGGCGAGCTGGTCCGGTATGCAGCCGAGCGTCATCTGCGGGATCTGAAGGACGGAGCGCGACGCGGGCTGTATTGGCGGCCTGAGAGGGCGGCGCACGCAATCGGGTTCTTCCCGGCCGTTCTCTCAATCACGGCCGGCGCGAAGGCTGGCGAGCCATTCCACTTGCTGCCGTGGCATGTGTTCGGTGTCGGCTCGTTGTTCGGCTGGCGAAAGGAAAGTGGCCGGATGCGGTTCCGGTCGGCTTGGTGGGAGACAGGCAAGGGGCAAGCGAAGTCCCCGATGATGGCCGGAGTCGGCATCTACATGGGCGGCTACTATGGCATTCCGCGATCCGAGATCTATTCAATTGGCCAGGATCGCGCGACCGCCAACGTGCTGTTCAAGGACGCCGTTGCGATGTGCCGGGCGCCCATTCCTGGTGGCGATGACGACGACACCTTGGAGAACCGCGGCGAAGTGGTTATCCGGGGAGAGCTCGACAACGCCTGGAAGATCGAATTCCCGCAATCGGGCGGCAAGTTTCAGTCGCTGGCCAATGGCGAGGCGATCTCCGGACCGCGGCCCACGGCGGTGCTGGCGGACGAGATCCACGAGTTTAAGAGCAACGCCTCGATCGAGACCTGGAAACGCGCCATCGCCAAGATGCCAGGCGATGCGATCATGCTCCTCGGCACCAACACGCCGGCATCGACGCAGATCGTCGGTACCGACTACTCGGAGTTCTATCAGAAGGTCGCGAAAGGCGAGATCCAGGACGACGAGGCTTTTGCGTTCATTGCTCGGGTGGACAAGGCTGATCGCGAGCGCGTTTTCGACGACGAAAACTGTTGGCAAAAGGCGCTGCCGGCACTTGGCATCACCTTTCCCATCGAGAACATCCGGGGCGAGGTGAACACGGCTCGGGTGTTGCTCTCGACAGCGCTTTCCGTGAAGCGCCTGTACTTCGGTATACCCGTCGGTGCGACTGAGTTCTGGATTGCCGAAGAGGCATGGCAGGCGGTCCAGGGGAAGGTCGATCCAAACAAGATGCGGGGCCGTAAGTGTTGGCTCTCACTCGATCTGTCGCAGAAGAACGATTTGACCTCTCTGACGGCGGTTTGGGTCGGGGAAGACGGGCATCTCTACGCCAAGACTTGGTATTGGACCACAAAGGAAGGTCTCGCAGATCGCGCCCGTGCCGACCAGGCACCCTACGAGCTCTGGGTTGAACAAGGTCATCTGACCGCCGTTCCCGGTGCTGTGATCGACAAGACGTTTGTAGCCGCCAAGGTGGCGGAGATCTGCGCCGGGCACGATGTGCAGTTTCTAGCCTTCGATCCGGCCGGCATGGGCGATTTCATGCGGGCCTGCGAGGAAATCGGGTTTTCGACGTGGCTTTGGGAAGGACCCGGAACGCCGGAGGGCAACGGGCTGAAGCTCGTGCCGCACGGGCAAGGTCTGAAAGTCCTGTTCTACAAGGAACTGGATGATAAGGGGCAGCCGATTGAACGGCTATGCATGCCTCGCTCGATCGAGCGTCTGGAAGACAAGATCCTGACCGGCGCCATTACGATTGACGACTCGCCGGTGACCTATTCCTGCGCAGCCAACGCGCAACTGATCACTGACGGTCAGAAGAACCGCGCCTTCGACAAGAAGCGGTCGCGCGGCCGCATCGATGGCATGGTGACCATCGCAATGGCAGTTGGGGCTGCGACGAGCGCGACAGCTCAGCCCATGAACCTCGACAACTTCCTTGCTAACGCGGTGTTCGTTTGATGGCTTGGTGGACCCGATGGTTCGGGAAGAAACTGACGGCCCGCGATAAGGAGCTCTACGAGATCCTTGGGGGCTCCGACACATGGTCGGGGGAGCCTGTTACGGTTCAAGGGGCATTGAACCTATCTGCTTTCTGGGCCGCTACTCGGGTCACAGCCCAAACCGTTGCGAGCCTCTCCCTTGAGGTCATGGAGCGGCGCGACGATGGCGCAAGGGTGCGCGCTCCTGATCACTACTTGCAGGAAATCTTGGACGACAGCCCGAACGCAGACCAGACATCGATCGAGTTCTGGGAAGGGCGCGTTCTTGGCCTTTGCACGACCGGCAACGCCTTTGCAGAAAAGGTTTACGGGTCAGGGGGGCGGCTCATCGCGCTCAACCCGATGCCGGCCACTACGGGAGTGGAGCGGACTTCGGACGGGGCATTGCGCTACCGATTTGATGACCGCGGGAAAGAGATCATCCTACCCGAAGAAAAGGTGTTTCACCTGAAGGAGTGGGGCGACGGCGATCTCGGCATGTCGCCGGTGGAGTATGCGCGCCAAACGTTAGGGATCGCGATCGCATCGGAAAAGGCGGCCGGTCAAACCTTTGGCAAGGGGCTTCGGGCCAAGGGCTTCTTCACTTTCCCGCAGCTTCTGAACGATGAACAGCGCAAGCAGGCGCAGAAGAATTTTGCTGACCGCTACAGCGGTCCCAATGCCCCTGGGGTCGGAATTCTTGAGGCGGGCGTCGATTTCAAGGCGGTGAACATCACGCCGCGCGATGCCGAGATGATCCTGAATCGGCGCTTCAACGTCGAAGAGATCTGCCGCTGGGTCGGTGTCCCGCCCATTATCATCGGCCACTCTGCGGAAGGGCAAACGATGTGGGGGACGGGTGTTTCCGCCATCATGCAGAATTGGCTGAACATCGGCCTGCGCGCCAAGCTGAAGCGTATCGAGAAGGCGGTCGCCAAGCGCATCATGACGCCTGAGGAGCGTCGGCGCTTCAAAGTCAGGTTCAACTACGAGGATTTGTTGCGCGGCGACAGCACGGCTCGCGCCGGCTTCTACACGGCACTGCTCAACGCGGGCGTCATGACCATCAACGAGGTCCGCAAGCTCGAGGGGCTGCCGCCTGTCGAGGGCGGGGATGTGCCTCGGATGCAGATGCAGAACGTGCCCATTACCGAGGCGAAGACTGGCGACAACGACGGGTCCGCCGCCGGAGGACGATGAATGACGATCCGCAAGCTTCCTGAACCGCCGCTCGCGGCTCGGGTCCCGAATGTCCGCTCAGACATCACAGAAGGGATCCTGGCCAAGTGGAACCCTGATGTGAAGGCCGCAGAGGCGGACGAGGCGTCGATCTCCATCCTCGATGTGATCGGTTATGACTTTTGGTCCGGCGACGGCGTCACCGCGAAGCGGATAGCGGCGGCCCTGCGGTCCATCGGCAATCGCCCAGTAACGGTGAACATCAACTCCCCGGGCGGCGATGTGTTTGAGGGACTGGCGATCTACAATCTCCTGCGGGAGCATCCCGCCAAGGTCACTGTCAAGGTCCTGGGGCTCGCTGCGTCAGCCGCGTCAATCATTGCCATGGCGGGCGATGAGGTCCAGGTCGCTCGCGCCGGGTTCCTGATGATCCACAACACCTGGGTTGTGGTCTCGGGCAACAAGAATGATCTGCGCGAGGCCGCCAATATGCTGGAGCCCTTCGATAAGGCCCTGGCGGATATCTATGCAGCGCGAACCGGCATCGACGAAACTGAAATTGCGGCGATGCTGGACAAGGAAACATGGATCGGCGGGGCTGATGCGGTCGAGCAAGGTTTTGCTGACGGGCTTCTGCCCTCCGACGCGGTGAAGGAAGAGAAGGGCGCAAAGGCGTCCGCTCTGCGGCGGCTGGATGAAGCGCTCGCAAAGGGCGAGCGGCTCCCTCGCGCCGAGCGCCGCCAGCTGTTCAAGGAACTGGCCGCCATGCCAAGCGCTGGCGCCGATGGCATGCCGAGCGCTGCCGAGCAAGCCTCCGACGACGGAGGCAATACTGCGCTGAGCCTGGCTCTGGCGCGTCTGAAGCTCGCAAGAGCGTAACCCTACAATCTGGAGGCCATTATGGCTGATGAGACCAAGGACCTGCTGAAGCAGGTCTCGAACGAGCTCGTGCGTGTGAGCGACGAGTTCACCAAAAAGGCCGAAGAGGCCATGCGCGAGGTCAAGAATGCGGGTCGGCTCTCGGAAGAGACCAAGCGGGTTGTTGACGAACTTGCGACCACGCAAGCGGCGCTGACCGGCACCGTGGATGATCTCAAGGCCCGTCTGGGTGAGGTCGAGCAAAAGGCGGCACGGCGCGGCGGTAATGGGAGCGATGCTCGCAAGTCGGTCGGCGCCCAAGTCGTCGATAGCGAAGCGCTCAAGTCCTTTGCTCAAAGCGTTCAGGGCGGTCGCCGCGTCAGCGTCCCCGTCAAGAACGTCACCCTGAGCACGAATATTCCGGACGGCGTCGTCGAGCCTCAGCGTCTGCCCGGTATCGACGTGATGCCCAAGCAGCGTCTGTTCATCCGCGACCTGATTGCCCCCGGCCGTACAACGTCCCCGGCGATCTTCTGGGTGCAGCAGACCGGGTTCACCAACGCCGCTCGGGTCGTGGCCGAGAACACGCAGAAGCCGTACAGCGATATCACCTTCACGACCAAGATCACGCCGGTCGTTACGATCGCGCATATGTTCAAGGCGTCGAAGCAGATCCTGGACGACTTTGCTCAGCTTCAGTCCACGGTCGACGCAGAAATGCGCTATGGGCTGAAATACGTGGAAGAGCAGGAAATCCTGTTCGGCTCCGGAGCGGACGGCCACCTTCATGGCATTGTCCCGCAGGCTTCGGATTTTGCCCCCGCGTTCGATCCAAGCGACCGCACGCCCATTGACGACCTGCGTCTGGCGATCCTTCAGGCTCAGCTTGCCCGTCTCCCGGTGGATGGCTTCGTGGTCCACTTCACCGATTGGGCACGCATCGAGCTCACCAAGAATCCGAACGGCGACTATATCCTGGCCAACCCGCTTCGGCTCGCCGGCCCGACCCTCTGGGGCCGTCCCGTGGTCGAGACGGAAGTACCGGAGTTCGAGGGCGAGTTCTTGGCTGGTGCATTCCAGACCGGCGCTCAGATCTTCGATCGCGAAGAGGCCAACGTCGTCATTTCGACCGAGAACGTCGACGACTTCGAGAAGAACATGGTCTCGATCCGCTGCGAGGAGCGCCTTGCGCTCGCCGTGAAGCGGCCAGAAGCATTCGTGTCTGGCGCCTTTGGCACTGCTGTGCCGACCACTCCGTAACCCGGAAAACTGAAACGGGCCGCCTCACGTTGGGGCGGCCTTGTTCATGGGAGAAGGCCATGCAGATCAAGGCATTGAAGACGTTCCGCATCGGGAACGTGAATATTCGGCGCGGCTCCACGGCTGAGATCGTCGACGCTCACGCTAAGGAGTTGCTGAAGGCAGGTTATGCCCAAGAGGTAAAGGGCAAGGCTGCTTCGGATGACGACAAGAAGACAGCCGACCAAAAGGGCAAGGGCAAGTAGGGCTGGTCCATCATGCTCGTCCTGGTCACCCCTCCCGATCCCATCGTCACGCGTGACGAAGCGAAGAAGCATCTTCGCATCGATCACGTGGACGATGACGCCTATATCGATGCGCTCGTTGAGACGGCGACGGCATCGATCGACGGGCGGGATGGGTGGCTCGGGCGCGCGCTTGCTCCCCAAACCTGGGATCTGCGGTTGGACCGCAACACGGTCTGGCAAGGTTCTGCCGTCCGACTGCCTTTGCCACCTCTGATTTCGGTCGAGTGGATCAAGTACCGTGATCGGGATGGCGGCGAGCAGACCTATGCTGCCGGCAACTACCGGGTGTCCGGTGTCGGCACGTATGGGGCCGTAAGCCTCCGGAGCGGCGCGGTGTGGCCGGCTGTCGACGATGGCGACGACGCCGTGACCATCCGGTTCAGGGCCGGGTATCAGGCTGGCGATCCGCCGGCAGCGGCTGTCCCGGCACCGATCAAGCATGCCATCCTCTTGATGGTGGGGCACCTGTATTCCATTGGAGGAGAAAACCTGTTTCTCCGTCGCGAGACCGTGGAAGGCGTCAGTTCTCGTGAATGGACCGTGTCCGAAACGGCCGGCAAGATCCTGACCGCAGCAGCCGAGCGCCTTTTGGCACCCTACAAGGTCTGGTCGTTATGACACCGGATCAAGCGCGAGCCGCTTACCGGCGGGAGATCAAGCGCGTCGGGGAGCTCGTGACTGTGCGTCGGGTCACCGGTGGCGGCGAGATCGCGGCGCAGACATGGGCCCGCGTCATGGGCTACAGGCCGGACGAATTGGTGGGCGGTATTACGCAAGGCAGCCGCAAGATCATCCTGCTTCCCGATGGTCTCGAAACGGCAGGCTGGCCGATCCCGATTGTGCGGGGCGACGAAGTCGTGGTGCGCGGCAAAACGCTCATCGTCGATCTTGTCGATGACAGCACCAGGCGGATCGCGGGCGAACTGATCGCCTATGAGCTGACGGCAAAAGGCTCATGAAGATTTCCGCTCGCATCGAACCCATCGATCGGGACCTGCAAGTTCTCTTCAAAGAGGATCTGTCGCCACAAGCCCGCAGCGCTGCGCTTGCCGCTTTTGCCAAGGAACAGCTTGCGGAGGCTCAGGCGCAAAACCAGCGTGCCATCGGCCGCGTTCCGCCGCACGAGACAATCGTGGATCAGCGCCGCGGCGCGCCCGTCGAGTCGGTCAAGCCGGACGGAACCATTGTGTTCGAGTTCGAGCTTCTGGACGATCTCTTTGCCTGGATCGGGGAGCAGCTTGTTCGGCACGCGCCGGTTCTGACAGGGCGTTATCGATCATCGTTTTTATTCTTCGCTGACGGCGTCGAGGTCGAGCCCGGCGCTAAGCCGCCCGCCGCCAGTGAATACGTGTTCGTGAACAGTGTTCCGTATGCACGCAAGATTGAGCGCGGTCATTCGGACCAAGCTCCAAACGGTGTTTTCGAGGCAGTGGCGGCTTTAGCCAAGAAACGCTTCGGCAATTTGGCGTCGATCAAGTTCAGCTACCGCGCGATCCAAGGCGGCGCCATGGTTCCGTATGCCCCTGTCCAACGGACGGTAGGTCGCGACAAGCGGGGGCGTTTCACGGCCACGGGCAGGGATAGAACCGCGCAGCGGCAAGAGCATTCGTCCCGTCAACCTGCCATCGTCATCAACCTGAGATAGCCCCATGGCGAGGAAAGCCGTTGTCGACGCTGTCGAAGCTCGCCTTGCGGCGCACTGGACGCGTTGCCCCGTCATCGGGATCAACCTTCAAGGCGAACCGCCGCACGACGCCTCGCCCTATCTGGTCGTGCAGTATCCGATTGCGGAAACCGCCCGCGTCTCTCTTGGAACGGCCTATTACCGCGAGGAAGGCGCCATCCGGTTCGTGCTGCACGTTCGGCGCAACCGTGGACTCGCAGAGGGTTTGTCCTGGGCGGACGAGCTCGCTGCCTTGTTCCGGTACCAGAAGTTCGACGGTGTCGAGTGCCAAGCGCCGACATCTCCGTTCATCGACGACAGCAACGACGAGGGTGCCTACTTCCTGCTCTCCGTCGTGGCTCCCTACACGCACACGTTCCGAGACTGAGGAGATCGCCATGCGGATCACGAACCACACACGCGAGACGCTGGATTTCATCGTGCGCGGGAAGGCCAAGAACGGGGTCGCGCCGACCGGCTCCGTTGCTCCAGGGCTGACTAAAGACCTCGACGTGGATCCGAATGACCCGCAGCTGCGGGGGCGTCTCCGAAGCGGAGCGGTCAGCCTGAGCGATGGTGCAGCCGACACGGCTGAAACTGGCGGATCGGGACCGTCCGGCAAGCGCAAATAGCCATTTGGCCCTGAAGGGCATCCCGGCCGCCTCGCCGGGCTTTTCTTCAACGTCTGCGCGACCGGGGCGGGCCGCGACCATCTCGAGGAACTTGGATCATGGGTGACATTTTTACGGCGGCGGGCGCTAAGTTCTTTATCGGCCCGGCACTTACTGCAACGCCCGAAGATGCTGCTGCTTATGCGGCCCTGAACTGGACCGAAGTGGGGCTTGTTGAAAGCATCGGTGAGTACGGCGACGAGTCGTCGGCCGTCACGTTCGCGGCACTTGGCGACGCCCGCACGCGGAAGGCAAAGGGCGCCCGGGACGCCGGCACTCTGGCGATTACCGTTGGCTGGGATGCGCTCGACGAGGGCCAGCAGGCGTTGGTCGCGGCTGAGGCCACCAACAACAATTTCGGCTTCAAGATCACTTTGCCGAACCGATTGAACCCAACCGGCACGGACGAGACCCATTATTTCAAGGGGCTCGTGATGGCAAAGCGCGGGAATCCCGGCGGCAACGACAACGTGGTGCGCCGCACGTTCAATATCGGCATCAACTCGCCCATCGTCGAAGTTGCGCCGACCGCTGGACCGTAATCGAGCGACACCCTCCACAGAGCACAAGGGCCAATCACATGAAACTGGACGAAATCGCCACCGTCACGCGCAACATCGAGCAGGGGGCTTGGGTTGCCGATCTGCCGAACCTGCCGGGCGTTTCCGTGAAGGTGCGCGGGGCATACAATGCGGACTACAGCCGACTTCTCGCCAAACTGCGGTCGGAGATGTCGCCGGAAGAGATCCGCGACCCCAATATTCAGGACTCGCTTGAACCGCAGCTTCTGCACGAAACGGTGCTGCTGGATTGGGATGGCATCGAAGATACGCCGTACTCCAAAGAGACGGCGGCAAGGCTTCTGACGCACCCTGATTATGCTGCCTTCCGGCGGGCCGTCTCGTATGCGGCGAATGTGGTTGCTCGGCAGGGTAAGGCGAGCCTGGAGGCTGCGCGAAAAAACTGATTGACGCCCTACGCTGGCAAGTCGCGTGGGGCGACAAGATCGAGCACATGGAGCGCCTGCGTCAGCGCGGGCGCACTCTGGATCCTAGATACCTCGCGCGTCCGAAGATCGAGTTCGGGCTGCAGTTCTACTGGGACGCATTCTGGACCTTGCACGGCGACCGGCAATCCGGTTTTGGGCTCGGTCCCATACCTTTCTCCGCGATGGACAGGTTCGCCGCCCGGTACGGTATCAGCGACACCGATGAATTCGACCGCTTCCAAGAACTGATCCGGGCCATGGATACGGCCTATCTTGCTCAGCGATCCGGGTCAGGAGGCGGAACCGTTGTTGAGGAAGCCGACGCGACCGATGTTGCGGGCGTACGGCAACTCCTCAAGCGACTTGGCGGACGGCGTCAATCCGGAGAGCCACCGCCTACGAAAAGGTGAGGCAGTAGATAACAGGTCGCATAGTTTAGGGGCAATTTTCGTCAAAGACCGCAGATACGTTTAACGTTCGGGTCGCCGGACGGGAATCCTTCAATCGCAAGATCGCTTTCGAAAGCGCCAATGCGGATGAACAGAAATGCCTGTCTGTCGAATTGAGAGAGCAGTGCTCGGGCTTCCGGGCCAGTAAGAACTGCTTCATCGCCCCGCCCGGTCCATGTTGGATACGCTGGTTTGCCCTCTTCGATCCGATGTGCGCCCTGGACTGCGCCAACGCCGAACGGGACTCCCTTAAAGAGCCGCAACCCAACTGACGGCGCCGTATTGCCCGAGCAAACAACGACCAATAACGCGTCAGGATAGGCAAGCCGTTTCGTTATGGTCACTGTCTCCAGGCCATCAATCTTCGAAACCTTGTGTGCCGTCTCCCATTGCGACGCGTAGGCGTCTGCAATGCCCAACAGCACGCTGGCAAGTACAAGAAACGTTCTCACTGCAGTCCCTCTCTTACCCACTATTCCGTGGAGCCTCTGTTTTGACCACCCTTCAGCAGATCCGGGAGCTGACTATTCGCGGTCGCTCCGAAGGACTCGACAAGGTTGCCGGCGACCTTCAACGGGTTGGGCAGGCGGCCGAGGCTGTCGGAAAAGTGACTGAGACGAGCGCCCGGCGTCAACTCTCGGCTGCAAGCGCGTTCGAGCGGTTATCTGCCCAGATTGATCCCGCTTACCGGGCGCAGCAGCAATTTGCGCGGGGGCAGAACACGATTGATCGCGCGCTTGAGCAGGGGATCATCACTGCGAACCAGTATGCCGTCGCGCTCGACAAGTTGCGGTCTAAGTACAAGCCGATGGAGGCTGCTAACAGCAATCTAGCGAGACAGACGGACAACATCGCGGCGCAGTTCCAGGACGTTGCGGTACAGCTGGCAGCCGGACAAAGCCCGTTTCTGATCGCGCTTCAGCAAGGCACCCAGTTATCAAGCGTGCTCGGTTCTACCGGCGGCGGGTTGCGAGGAACGGTCGCGGCTCTCGGCGGAGCATTTGCATCGCTGATCAGCCCGGTCAGCCTCGTGACCATCGGACTGATTGCGGCCGGCGGGGCTGCCGTTCAGTATTTCACCAGTGGCAGCCAACAAGCGCAGTCGCTCGACGACAAGTTAAAAGCGCATTCCGATATTATCGCACGGATCAAGGACGCCTACGGCGAGGCGGCTAGTGGCCTGGAGGACTACGCCAGCCGGAGCCGGGCTGTCTTGGAAGTGCAGCTTCGCGCCTCAATGGACCGGCTGACGGCCGAATTGCGCGAAAAGGCGGCTGAAATCCACCGCGCTCTCAGCGTCACCACTCCTGCCTTTTCAGACATTGCAAGCGGCGCCGGATTCGGCGGGATCGATTACGGATCTGCGCTGCCGCAATATCGAGCGTTCGAGGAGGCTATTACTCGCTTTCGGACTGAGGCGCGCAACGGCGCCGGGGACGTGCTGGCGCTCCGGCAGGCTGTGGCCGATCTTGCTTTGGCTGCAGGGAATGATGCCAATCTGCGCAAGATGGCGGACGAGATTCTCGCCGCCACGAACGATGCCGCAAAGCTGGAAGAGATGTTGCAGCAGGCGAGGCGCGCCGTCGACATGATGGGAGCCGCCGCCGCTGGGAATGCCGCGAAGGTCAAGGAATTCAATGCTGCCTTGAAAGCGCTTTCCCAAATGGGCTTGCCTGATACGCCGATGGATCGGGCGCGAGCCGAATACGAGCGGATGCGTGATAGCGCCACAACAGCAGCCGGTCGCGCGAGCGCCGACGAAGCGTATCTTGCTGCCGTGGACCGCCTCAAGCAGCGCGAAGCCGAGAAGGCGGCAGAGGAAGCGCAGCGGCGTGCTGAGGCGGCTGCAAGGCGCAGCGCCAATAAGGCAGACAACAGCTGGGAGAGCTCGGTTCGACAAGTCGAGGATCATACCCGCCGGCTTTACGAACAGGCTCAAACCTATGGCATGGCCGCGCGCGAGGTCGAACGCTTCCGGGCGGAACAAGAGCTACTGACGGCAGCTCAGCGCGCTTTTGGCGGCGTCACGCCTGAAATCCGGGCTGAGATCGCTCGCTTGGCAGACGCGGCGGGTGCCGCTGCGCAGCGAATGGAGGAGCTTCGCGAGCGGGCGCGGTTCGACCATGAAATGCAGAGCATGGCAGGAGATGCCATCAAGGGCATTGTGTCCGACCTGCGCAGCGGCGCGTCGGCAGCGGAGGCCTTCACCAATGCGCTGAATCGTATCGCAGACAAGCTGATCGACATGGCGATCAACGATCTGGTCGCGAACGCTTTCGGAGGCAGAGGGGGCGCTGGCGGCGGGTTCCTGTCTGCACTGCTGCGAGGCTTTAGCGGCGGCGGCATCCCGACAATGGCGCAGGGTGGATATGGCCCGGACATGCCGATGGGCTTTGCGTCCGGCGGCTGGATCCGTGGCCCTGGCACAGCGACATCGGACTCAATTCCTGCGCGGCTGTCCAACGGCGAGTTTGTCGTTCGTGCCCGAGCGGCTGCACAGCATGCGGAACTGTTGGAAGCGATCAATTCCGGTCGGGTGCGTGCCTATGCCGATGGTGGCTTCGTTGGGAAGCCCGCCAACGATGTTTGGGCTGCGACGCCTGCGCCGTCCGCGACTGCGCCCAAGACCGAAGTTAATATTCTTCCACCAGACGGGTATAAGGCTCAAGTCACGGAAACGAATGGACCGAAAGGGCCGGCCCTTTTAGTTCAGTTCGAGCAAGTGTTTCGGGGTATGATCCAAGACGGTCGTTTCGACCGTGACTTGGCGCGCCGCATGCAAATGCGGGGGCGCGGCTGATGCCGATCGTCTGGCCTGCCAATCTTCCCTACGAGCCGCATCGTGAGGGATGGGAAATTCCGAACCGGTCGCAGCCTCTACTGCAAAGCGAAATGCAGTCCGGCAAGATCCGGCAGCGGCGACCGTTCACGGTCCGCATTGTTCCGATGAACTGGACGCGGTTCTACAGCCCGGCAGAACTCGGAGTTTTCGAGGCATTCCTGCTGAACGATCTGCAGGAAGGATCGGCGGAGTTCACGATGCCGATCTGGAATGCCGCGACTCAGACCTATGTGCAGCGAACGGTGCAGATCAACGGTGGGGCGGCAGGTGTCGCGATCACTGAGGAGGATTTTGAGATCTACCGTGTGAGGATGGTCCTCAACGTGCAGGGCCTATGAATGCCGGTCAGCTACACCCAAGCGTGGATCGAGGCAGCGGCGGCGGCGGACAAGAGCGAGGTCATGCTCCCGGCCGTCGAGTTGATCCATCCCGAGTTCGTTGAGAACGGGCAGGCAGCGCCGATCCGTGCGGTGCGCAACACCGTCGACCTGATGCTGAGACTGGAGCAGGAAGCTCCGCTTCACGGCGGGCTGCTGGTCCCGTTCAAAGGTATCCTTTTCGACGTGGATTATCCACGGATCGGGAAGTTTGGAGCTGAGGCAACGCTTCGGCTCGACAACGTGAACCGGGAGGCCATGCCGTATCTGGAGGCTGCTGCGAAGTCGAACGAGCCCATTAAGGTGATCTTCCGCGGTTATCTGGCGAGCGATCCGGACACGGTGGGGCAGGGGCCCTATCACCTGTTTCTGCGCCGCGTGCGCGTCAAAGGCTCGATCCTCGAAGGCATGTTGTCGATCGCGAGAACGCAGGACATCCGCGTGATCAAGGAAACCTACGACATGGTGCGCTTCGCTACGTTGTTGCAGGTGTCGTGATGACTGAAGAGAAAATTGAAGTTCTATTTCAGCAGCGAACCGAGGCAGAGGGCGCGATCCGCCTTGAGCGATGGCCCGAAGGGCTCGTTCTTTGGGTTGGCGGCGAGATCCAGTGGAAATCATGGCGCTCGGAGAAGGACGCTATTTCCGTCACTCTGAGCGCCGACACGACACAGATGCAGGCCCTCCTGCGCAACATGGCGGCAAACATCAAAGAGGCGCTGTCCTGATGGATCGCCCCGCTTCCCTCAGCAAAGCCTTCCAAGCCCATATCGAGGGCGAGACTGTTCGCGCTCTCCATTTCGACGGCAGTCTTGAGAGCGTGCGGACCGTGGTCGACATGGGCGTTCTTTGCGACATGGTGCCGGACAAGGCGCGGGAGAACTTCTACTGGCTCGCCTTTTTTGGAAGAGCGGGGCTGACGATGGCGGCGCCCGGCGAGGTCATCGTGGTTTATCCGGACAACAGTTGCGTCGCGCTGCATCCGGACACCTTCGACGAGCACTTTGAGACGATTGGGTGATGGAGGAACCGATGCTCTCCCGACGCAAGCTTTTCGGGTTCTTGGCGGCTGCCCCGGTCGGCGCTGTCGCGGCAATAAGAACGGCTTCGCCTCAAGCGGCGTCGTTTACTCTGGGCGGGTCTCAAGGGGTGGCTCGGATCACGATCGGCGGGTCCAACATTGCAGATGGCCACATCACAGCCGACAGAGTTTCAGTTCTTGACGCCGACCTGGGCACGTACACGGCGCGCGCGGACCTCTATGCGGTCAAGTTGACTCCCGAGGGAACATGGGCGGGGTTCGATGTCATCGAGCAACGCGGCTGACCTCCTTGCTCTGCCGAAAGCGCCATCATGACCAACATCTCGTCGTTCCCCAGATGTGCAACCTGCCGCCATTGGGGACCTAACAGCGGTTCCGAACCACGCGCCACCCTTCGCGCCCGGGACGGCATCGCGCTAGGCGACTGCCTGATGATGGGAGCCTATATGGACGAGCCAGATCGCCCTGAGACTCTCGCCTTTGCGGATGGCTACGATGGGGTGGCGCTGGGCGTCGCTACCAAGGAAACCTTTGGCTGCGTGATGCACAGCGATTTCGCCAAGTGACAGGTCGCAACGCCTTCCTCGAAAGCCTGATTGGCAAGCCGTACCGGATCGGTGCGCGCGGGCCCGACGCTTTCGACTGCTACGGCTTGGCCCGGCACATCCAGCTTGAGCTGGCGGCCGTCGCGATGCCCGACGTCGAGTTCCGAGAGGCAACGACGCGCGCTCAGGCTGAGGCCATGCTGAACCATCCCGAGCGCAGCAACTGGTACGAGGTGCCGGAGCATGAGGCGCGGGATCTCGATCTTGTTCTGATGGGCAACGTCGCCAAGCGTGATTTTCACCTCGGCACCTTTGTCGTGCCTGTGACGGCGGGCGTGGTGATCCACACCGACCGGGATTGCGGTGTCGTGGTTCACGACATGCCGACCCTACGGGCCATCGGCTTCAACTTCCTGCGGTTTTTCCGTCGCAAATCCTGACCATGAAGCTTGCCATCAAGCATAACCTCCTGGCATTCGACCCGGAGCGCGACGACGTGCGCGTGCCGGAGAGCGGCCTCGTGCTGCCGATGGCCGTGCACCGGACCAAGAAGCGCAATCCCACCATCGAGGAGGTGATCGCGGAAGCCGGCTGGCGCTTCGACCTGCCGACCGTGTGCAAGATCAACGGCCAGTATTACGGCCGCGCCGAATGGTCGACCTATCGCATCGCCGCCAACGACAATGTCGAGTTCCTGTCGCGGCCTTTGGGCGGCGGCAGCTCCGGCGGCTCGACGGCCAAGACGATCGGCGCCGTGGTTGCCATGGTGGCACTGACGGCGCTTGCGCCCTATGCCATGGCCGCCATCGGCCTGACGGGCATTGCAGCCAGCATCGGCAGCGCGCTTCTTATCGGCGCAGGTTCGCTGGCGATCAGCCACTTCCTGAAGCCCAAGCCCGGCGCCAAGACCGACGCCAAGGAAGAGATCTATTCCTTCAGCTTTGGCGGCAATCAGGCGCGGCCGCTGCAGCCGATTCCGGTCGGCTATGGCCGCACCTTGTCGTTCCCCGATTTCGCCGCGCCGCGCTATTCCGAATTCTCCGGCGAAGCCATGACGGAATATGCGCTGTTCGCGCTTGGGTGCGGGCGCTACGACGTTGAGGAAGTCCGGATCTCGGACACCACGATCTGGACCAAGGCCGGCGGCTACAGTCCTTCGTTCCCCGGCATTACGCTTGAGTTCGTCGAGCCGGGCCAGAATGTCACGCTGTTTCCAGTCAACGTGGTCACGGCCACGGAAGTCTCAGGCATCGAGCTCAACACGACGGCGACGCCTGGCTTCACGGCCAATGCCGCAACGACTCTCGCCCGCCAGCTCCTCATCGATCTCGTGTGGCCGTCCGGCGCTTTCGTAACCTACAAGGAGCGCGTTCTGCCGACGCCGACCGGCATTCTGGTTGAGGCGCGCACCGTCAACGATCAGGGCCAGCCGACATCCGATTGGTTCCCGATCTTCTCCAAGACCTACAGCTTCGCCAAGCAGTCGCAGATCCGGGTGACGGAGCGGATCCCGGTCGGGCCAGGCCGCTACGAAGTGCGCGCACGCCGCACGAACCCATCGATCACCGGGCAACAGTTGTTCGGCGGCAAGGTCCAGGGCACCGACGATGTTGTGTGGTCGGCCCTGCGTGCTCATATCGACGCGCCGCAGGCATTCCCGCGCGTGACCACGATGGCAATCCGGGCCAGCGCCAACGAGCAGCTCCAGGGGCTGATCAACGGGCAAATTGGCGTGATTGCCACGCGCATCCTGCCGGTCTGGGAAAACGGCCAGTTCGTCGAGAAGCCGACGCGCTCCATTGCCTGGGCTGCGCTCGATATGTGGCGCAACACCAGTTACGGCGGCGAGCGCCCTCTCAGCCATGTCGATTTCCAGTCCTTTGTCGCCTACGACGCGTTCTGGAACGCGCAGGGGCATTTCTTCGATCACATCTTCAAGGAGCCGCAATCGCTCGACGACGCCCTTGAGACGATCCTGAAAGCGGGTCGCGCCTTTCCGGCGCCGGTGGGCGATCGGCTGACCATCGTTCGCGACGAGCCGCGGGGCCTCTCAAGTACCCTGTTCACGGATTACGACATCGTCCGCGACTCGTTGGAGATCGACTACAACATGTCGAATGAGGAATTCGCGGACGGGATCATTGGGCAGTATGTCGACAGCCTAACCCTGAAGCCGGCCGAAGTGTCCTCTGCGCCTCCGGGTGTGACGCTGGCGAAGCCAACTTATGTGCAACTGATCGGCGTGACGCAGCGGGCGCAGGCCATCGGTCTCGTACGCTTTATGGCGGCCGAAACGATGCGACGCCGGATTACCGTCAGCTGGACGGCCCGGGCCGAGGGACGCATGCTCAAGCGCGGCGCTCAGGTGAAGTTGTCGAGCGAATTACCGCAAACCTGGGGGCAATCGGTCGAGCTGCAAGAGTTCGACGAGGTCTCGCGCCGCCTGATCTTCGACCAGGATCTGGCCTGGGATGACAATGCGCTGAACCATTACATCGAGATCCGCCGCCGCGACGGACAGCCGTGGGGCCCGGTGCGGGTCACGCGCGGCGCGACTGCGAACGTTGCCGTCGTGCATCCGGCCGATCTCGAAACGGAGGCGGAGCGGCAGGGCATGACCCTGGCGGATGCGGTTGCCCGCTCGGATCTCATGGACCTGCCGACGGCCGCGTTCTCGCCCGGCCAGCCGCGCACCTTCCCGGTACTCATCACCGAAGGCATTCCCGATACGGACGGCGAGCATATCCACCTGACCGGCGTCATGGACGATCCGGAAGTCTACAAGGTGGTGGAAACGGGCGTACCGCCCATCCCGCCCGTGCCGCCGATCTTCGACAAGATCGTGCCCACGATTATCGACGTTGGGGCGCGCATCTATCAGCGGCATGCGAGCCTTGTGCTGCAGGCCGGCTGGACGCCGCCGAAGGGTGCGGTCTCGTATGAGGCCAAGGTTGCCTATACGTCTGCCGCTGCGCCGATGCCGGAAGATGCTGCTTTCCTGCCGGCCTATTCCGGCGAGATCTCGTCGTTCGAGGCCGTCGTGGGCGGTGCCGAAAGGGTATACCTGAAGGTCCGCGCCAAGAACGCGCAGGGCGTGCCGGGTCCGTGGACGACGGTTGCGGTAACCCCGCCGCCGCTCGTGATGGACAATCAGTTCTTCATGATGCGGATCCGCGAGGACGACCTTGTTCCGCAGGTCCGCCGGGCGCAAGAATTCCAGCGGCTGATAGAGCCGGTAGCGCTCACGGCGGCGGCCTCGCGGGTTGCGGCCAAGGCGGCGAGCGACAAGGGCGAAGCGGCTATCACCAAGTCGGAAGAGGTTCGCGCCGATCTCACGGAATCGATCGCCACTCTGGAAACCGAGCTCAAAGCGAGGTTCGAGGAGAACGAAGCCGAGATCGACCATCTCTTTCAGACGCGCACCACGGAAGCGCAAGCCACCGCCATCGCGCAAACGGTGGTTAGCGCCAAGGTCGGGGACATCGGCGAGGCAACGGTGGCGCAGCGGTTCCAGGCCGTCGCCACGCAGTTCGGACAATTGACCGGCAGCTATTCGGTTCTGGTGACAGCGGGCGGCTATTGGAGCGGCTTCGAGGTCATCACGTCGGACGGACAGCCCGGACAGATCCATTCCGAGTTCCGCATTGCGACCGATAAGCTGCTGATCGGCGCTCCGGGCGCTGGCCACAGTGCGGACTATGTGTTCTCGGTTGGCACACGCAACGGGGTGGCTCGCGTGGTTCTGCGCGGCGACCTGATCGCGGATGGTTCGATCAATGCCAACCAGATCAACGTTTTGAACCTGTCGGCGATCTCGGCCAATGTCGGTGAAGTGACGGCCGGCGTGATCCGCAGCGCCAACAACAAGATGCGCCTTGAGCTCAGCAACAACCGCATGACCATGGCGGACTAATCATGCCGACGCGGATCTCCATGGGGCAGCATCCCCTTGGGCATAACGGCATTGTGGTGTCGGTGCCGGGCGTCGACGTGCTGCAGGTCAATCCAGCGGACAAGACGCAGCTCGCCATGTCGACCGCTTGGGGGCAGATGGCGAACGTCATTGCGAGCGGCGTCTGCTACCAGGACACAACGGTTTGGCTCCCGTCCTCTGCCTCGGGCTTCTATCCCTACATTCTGTTCCATCAGCTCGTTGGCAGCGGCTACGACCCGCACGCGATTTCCAGAAACGTGAACGATCAGTGGAACGTCAGCGAGATCGAGGGGCTGTCGAAATGGCGGCTCGTGCATGGCGGCACTTACTTCTACGTCACCGTAAACGCCCGGAACGTGCCTGACCCGACAACCGGGGCCGTGTTCCGCTACGTGGCCTTCAACCTGCCGACCTACCCATGAGCATCCTGATTCAGCCTGGCTTGATCCGGGTTTCGCGCCCGGGGGTGGACGCGGCGACCGCGCTTGAAAAGGATCTGTTGCTGTCGATCGGCGCGCGCGTCGGGCAGATCCTCGGATCGGGCTACGCCTACCTCAACGCAGAGGACGGCGGCTACTGGAGCGGGACCGCCTACTTCGGCCCCTTCGCCCGCGCGCCGGATGCTCTGGGGTACGTTCTGTTTCAGAACGGATTTGCCTATGCGGCGCCCGGCGCACTCAACCTGACCACGGCCGGACCCAGCCAGTTCGTACGCCGTTGGGTCACGACAGACATGGTCATTGGTAGCAGCTCGATCTACATCCGCGGCTGGCAGGAGACCCAAAGCGTGCTCCCGTCCGCCTTTGTCTACGTGCTTTATCGCAAGCCGTTCCAAGGGTAGCGATGCTTCTCCAATTCCTCGATCACCCGGGCGATCCGTTCCGCGTCGTCGCCGGCACTTCGCCGGTGTCGGACGATCTCGACCCCGCCGTGTTGTTTTCGTCCCGGTGGCGCGGCGGCGCGACCGAATTCTTCCAAACCTCGTTCGGGGTGGGCGGCTCGGAAGTCTCCGGCACATTCTGGTTTGGGCGGTCCTACGCCACCGTGCCGCTGGCGCTCGGCGTGGCGTACTCGCCGCAGGTCGGATTCATCTACCCGCAGGGGTACGTTCACAGCCGGAAGTTCAGCAACACGGTTTGGGGCTACACGGCCGATTACCTGCTGATCGAGGTGACCGGCGGCTATGTGACCTTTCGGGCCCGCAGGGACAGCGGCGCCATCGACATGAACCTTCGCATCTGGGTTCTGGGGTGAAGCATGATCGTTTCCTATGAACTCGAAACCGGAAAGATCACCGGAGCGCACGAGCCCGGGGGAGGCGAGGAGGCTTATCTTGAGCTGCTCCGTAGCAAAGGGCTTGGCGGCGTGCGGCTCGGGATCGACCCGCAGACCTATTATGTTCGAGACGGCGTCATCGTCCCGCGCCCAGAGGCGCAGATCCAGCTCGACAAAGACGTGGTCGGTGTCGGGCCAGAGGACCGCATTGTGCTCTCCGGCGTTCCGGCCGGCGCCAGCATTCAGATTGCCGGGCCGACCGGCACGCATCGACTCGAAGGCACTGGCGAAGATCTTCCGATCGGGTTCGGCCTGCCGGGCGTCTACGAAATCCAGATCGATCCGTTTCCGGCCCGGATCTTCATTAAGCGCGTGACGGTGCAGCCATGATCTTTCTTGCCCCGCCCCTGGAAGATTATATCGAGCGCGCCGCGGAGGCCGTCGATGCGGCATTCGAGATCCGCCGCAAGCGCCCGGCCGGTCAACAATCGATGGACGCGCTGAAGGTATTCGAGGCGCAGAAGGTTGCCGCTGGCGGCACGTCGCCTTTGCTGGAAGCTGAAGCGCAGATCCGGGGCATTACCGTCGAGCAACAAGCCGAACGCATTCTGCACGTGGTCAAAGAGGCCGCAAACCTGGAACTCGACCGCATCGCGCTCAAGGACGCCATTCGCAAGGCGGGCAGTCATGCACAGGTCGCAGCCATTCTGAAGGCGAACGACATCCCCTTTGTCGTGCCGGGCACTCCGACCCTGACGGCCTGACAGCCAAGACATCTCCATTGCCATCCGACCGCGGCGGAAGCGCCGTCGCGGCATGAGGTTTTGCGCCCATAAGGATCATTCATGGCGACCGGCGATTATCCGATCCATTACGGCACATACATCGAGGGTGCCGGCAAGGACACGACCGCGACGTTTACCAATGGCTCAAGCCAAGTCGTGGGGCAGTTCACGACCTGGGAATCGGCGCTTCAGCCCGGAGATCAGATCTACGCCGGCGGCATCGTGTCCGTCGTCAAGTCGATCGAGGACAACGAGCACCTGACGCTTGCGTTGCCCTGGTCCGGCCCGACCATGAATGCCGCGCCCTATGTGGCTCAGCGGTGGATGCAACACACCGACCCGCGCAAGATCGGTCTGGTGATCACCGAGTATTTCGCGACCTTGGAGAAGGTGCCGGCCGACGTGCAGGCCAATGCCAATCTGGCCAAAGCCTTCGCCACAAGCGCGTATAACGTCCAGATCAACGGTCAACCGGCTGGCACCTATTCGGCGCTCCATCACGCCGAGATGGCGAAGCGCTGGGCCGAGCATACGGATGGCCAGGACGTTGCCGGGACCGGCACGCGCTCGGCCAAACATCACGCAACGCAAGCGGCCGCAAGTGCAGAGGCCGCCAACACTTCAAAGAATGCGGCTGCGCAATCGGCCACGAATGCGGCAACGTCGGCAAGTCAAGCGGGTGCGGCCCAAACCGCTGCGCAAACGTCTGCCGGCAGCGCTGCAGCGAGCGAACAGCGCGCAGCCGATTGGGCTGAGAAGCCGGACGGTGAGGATGTCACCACGCCGGGCACTCGATCGTCCCGCCATTGGGCGCACCAAGCGGAGACCTCGGCCGCCAGCGCCACAGGCGCCGCAGGGGCTGCGCAAACCGCGCTCGCCGGATCCGTACAAGCTCGCGACAAGGCCGAAGAATGGGCCAATGCAGGATACAACGTCCAGGTCGAGCCAGGGCTGTTCTCAGCCTATCATTGGTCCGAAGTCGCAAGACAGTTCGCAGCAGGCCAAGCGTCGAACATCGCCTTCGCGCCGGTTGGCAGCATTCAGGCGACGAACGTTCAGGATGCCATTGCGGAGCTGGAAGCAGAAAAAGGCAGCCTGCCCAACGATAGCGTCACCAACGCCGAACTGGCCAATATGGCAACAGGGACAATCAAGGGTCGGGCAAGCGCCGGTGCAGGCGACCCGGAAGACCTGACCCCTGCTCAGGTTCTGTCGCTGCTCGGCAACATGGCGCACGGCCAATGCCGCTTAACCAAGAGCGGGGCAAATTTGCTGCTCTCCCGTCACAACGGCAAGCATCTCATCATAAACGGGGCGCAAGAAACCATACCGGCAGGCGGAGTGACGCTTGCCCCTCCGGCCACCAACGGCATTCTCTACTACATCTACGCTTATATGAATTCCGGCACGATGGCGCTGGAAGCCTCAACCACGACCCACTCAACCGACAGCCAGACAGGCGTGGAAATCAAGGCGGGCGATGCAAGCCGCACCCTTGTTGGCATCGCTCGCACAGGTTCTTCGGCTTGGGTCGATACGGAAAAGCAGCGGTTTGTCCGCTCTTGGTTCAATGATCCTGGAATACGGGGCAAGAACCAATACACGACCGACCGTTCAACCACGAGCGCGTCGTTTATCGAGATCAATTCGGAGATCCGTATCGAATTCCTCGCCCTGCCGGGGGATCTTGTATTCCTGGCAACCAATGGGCGTGTTCTAAACAGCACAGGCGGCCTGACCTCTACCGGATTCCGTTTTGACGCAACGACGGGCACGGAAGACATCAACGCTACGGCCGGTGTGGCAACCGCGAGCCAAAACCCCGGACTATCAGCAGTCTTCGACGGACTTTCCGAGGGATACCACTACGTGACCGTGGTGGGCGCGGTGACGACTGGGACGGGAACCTGGGGCGGGTCCGGCGGGGCTATTGCTGGGACAACCTACTCGCTCAACCTTGCTGTCATGAGGGGCTAAGATGATCGGACCATCGTTCGGAGAAGAAATTGCGACCGCAGGTCTAGCCGGGCTTCCGTTCTCGTGGGGCACTGACGGGGTGTATGGTCGGGAAAACTTGACGCCGGAACAGAATGCGGCATTGGACGCGGTGATTGCGGCTCATGACCCGAACAGGATCGTGCCGCCGCCCGCGATCTCCGACCGTCAATTCTTTCATGCTCTGGCAAAGCGGGGCCTGATTACAGGGGAAGAGGCCAAGGCCGCTGTCAAGACAGGCGAGATCCCGGCAGCGCTTCAGGTTGTCATCAACAATTTGCCGCCTGAATACAACCGTTTCGATGTCGAGATGCTGATCTCCGGCGCGACGGTCTTCGAGCGGCACCATCCGACAACGCAGGTGATTGCGTCCACGTTCGGGTGGAGTCGCGAGCAAACCGACGAGTTCTGGCGCTTCGCCGCCACTCTCTAACAGCCGCCTTCGGGCGGCTTTTTCATGCCCACAATCGGAGCATCCCCATGGCCGCCGAAAATTTCGCGGCGTTGCTGCCGCGCGTCCTGAAACATGAGGGCGGGTATATCGACCACCCGCTGGATCCCGGCGGCGCGACCAATCTCGGCGTGACGATCCGCACCTTGTCGGATTGGCTCGGTCGACCGGCAACCAAGGCAGAGGTCAGGGCGCTGACCGTCGAAAAGGTCGCGCCCATCTACCGCAAGCGTTACTGGAACGCCGTCAATGGTGATCGGCTCGCCGCCGGCGTCGACTATGCGACCTTTGACGCCGCGGTGAATTCCGGGCCCGCACGGGCCAAGAAGTGGCTGATCCGGGCTGTCGGCTCGGACGATCACGCCGTCACGGTACGCCGCTACTGCGAGATCCGCCGGTCCTTTCTGCGCGGGCTGAAGACATTCCAGGCGTTCGGCAAGGGCTGGATGCGTCGTGTGGCCGAGGTCGAGGCGCACGGAGTTGCGATGGCTATGGCCGCGGCAGGCGTGACCCGTGAGGTTATTGCCGAGACTTTGGCCGGTCAGGCGCCGCGGAACGAGCAGAAAGCCAAAGTCGAATTCCGGAAGGCCGCAGGGTCGGGCACAGGCGCGGCCGGCACCGGAGCCGTCGCTTCACAGCCCGACGTCATCGGCGCCGATCCGACATCCCTGATCATCTTCGGCCTTGTGGCCGCCGTTCTCGTCGTCGTCGCGGTCATCGCCTGGCGCAATGCCAGGGCCGAACGCGAGGTCGCCCGGGCCTATGCCGCCAAGGCGCAGGAAATCGTCGCCTAATCGTCCTCTCACAACCAGGAGAAACCTATGCGTCACGTTCGTCTTTCGGGCGCGCTGTTGCTCGCGCTCATGCCTTCGCTGGCTTTCGCTGCTGGGACCAGCCCTGTTGATCCTGGCACTGGCAACGGCCTGGCCCTCGGACTGGCTGCTTTGGGGGTTACCGCCATCGGTCTGTTGGCCGTCCTCGCGGTGCTCGCGCGCTTCCCGCGGCTCGGAATGCTTACCTCACTTGGCCTTGCTGCTGTCGTCGTCGCAATGCCAGCCTTCGCCCAAACCGGTGGCCCGGTCGAAACCTGGCTTGATAGGCTGATCACGATCGGAACAGCAGTGATCGTCGCCCTGATTCCGATTGCAGTTCCGATCGCCATGAACCGGCTGCTCGATAAGTGGGGCGTGGAGGCCGACGCCGAGCGGCGTAAGGCCCTAGCCACGGCCATCGTGAACGGGCTTATCCAAGCGCTCCATACGCGCGGGATCAAACGTGATGACCTTCCCGCTCAAGAGCACAAAGCGGCGGTGATCAACGATGCGGCGGAGTACGCTGCCAAGACCGTTCCGGGCACCATCAAAAAACTCGGCGTGCCGCACGAGAACCTTGCTGCAATCGCAACAGCATATCTCCCGCAGGTGCTCGGCGCCTTCGGACCGGTCGGGGCGGTGATCGGCACGATCGGCGCCGCTGCTCTCGATGCGATCGACCATCAGCCAGAGCGCCCGGGAACGCGCTGACAATAGCTCGCAGGCCGTCGAATCGATGCTCTCAAGCATGATGGCAGGCACGGGAGCGGCGGACGGATAGGGCAGGGAAGAGGCTCACATGCCTGTCACGATCAATTGGGAGATAAACCCATTGGCTGTCGTCACGCTCGTGACCAGCCTTGTCACGGTTGTCGCATTTTGGGTGCGCTCCTCGGATGCCGCCGCTCAAGCCCGCACCGAGGCGCAGGACGCCCGTAAGCGAGCGGATGCCGCGCACGAGAGCATCGCTATGCTGCAGGCGTCTCTTGCGGCTTATCGGGAAACACAGGCCGAGCGCCTAGTTTCGCGCGAAGTCCTTCGGGAAGTCGAGGATCGCTTAACTGGGTCTATCGAACGGCTTGGCGACCGCCTGGACGCCTTAGTGAAGGAGCTGGTGTCACGCGGGCGCGATAACCGCAGCAGTAATTAGCGTCCATGTCGAGCCGATGCGTGCCTGAGTTGAGCAAGGCGATTGGGGACAACAATCGCGACTGCGACAGGTGATCGCACTTGTCGCATCCGTATTTCATCGGATGCGAAATCGTTGGTTAATCAACTATTTACCTAAATGAGAGTGACGCAACGTCACTTGCGAAAAGTCCCTCCACCTTCGCTGTTTTCCTGTGCAATCTATCTGCGCTCATCGGCAGGTGAGCCGGGAATGGTAGCCCGAACCAAGCGCGAACGCCCTCGGCCTATGGCCGGGCGGCTACGGGAGGTCCGCAAGGGCCTGCCGGGGTTGTTCGCGCCTCTGGTCTACCACCCGTATGTCCGTCCGGCCACCCGGCCGAGCCACGACAACGGGAGTGAGTTCAATTGACGCGAAACCTTCATGATCGTGGTGGGCATCCGGACCATGTGACGGAAGCCGCAAAGTTGCTCTCGAAAATTGTTGACCGCATGAATGTGGAACAGTGTGGGCAGAAACGCCTCTTGTTCTCGTTCGAGGCCGACGATCAGCTCTACTCAGGTTTATGCGAGTGGGGCGCGTGCAATGAGGATCTGGAGGATGATGACCCGAGGGAGGAAGATCACTGCGGATGATGCTGGAATCCGCTCATTTTGCTTGATCGTTTTAGCCTGAACGAAAGAGGTGGCAGGGGTTCATGAACCCGATGGCGGAGCGCCCCCTGCCGTCTCGCTCGACTACCGGACCTCCGCATTCGCCGTGCGGGGGTCTTTTTGTTTGTTCTTACTTCGTTCTCGTGCTTATCCTCGGGCATGGCGAACATTCACCGACTCGACGATCTGCAATTCCAAGTGATCGAACGAACCCATGATGGTTCCGGCATCATAGAGGTTCTGGCAGCCGCTTCGGTCTTCAGTCTTGCTGAGGTTGCTTATGACAAGGCGCTGGAGGTCCGGCCGCGATCTTACATCACTCTGCAACAGGGGATTCGGGTGATGCGGGAGAGGAGGGCTCCTCAACCAACTCGCCCTCGATCACCTCACCAAAGCTGAGAACTCGCAGCCGTCCGTTTGGCAAAACCTCGACATCGGCCATCATAGTTTTGTCGCCTCTCGGCGATCCCCAATCAATGCCGTAAGCTACCTTCTCAATCATGGTCATGGGGAGTGTCCTTAAAACGGAAGGTCTGGATCAATTCGCATGTCGCGCTGAGCAATCCGCTCTTGAATGGTCATGCGCTTCGGCGGCTTGGGCTTCGGGGGATAGATCGAAGAGGCCGCGCCATAAGCATACCGATCAAGGGCGCGATCGATCCAGATTGGCGGCCAAACGCCGGACCTATTCCACATGCCTTTAGGCCAGAGCGGCGCATGAACGGCAATCGTACGGCGTCGCAT